GTATGGGTAGGTGTATGGGTAGGTGTATGGGTAGGTGTATGTATGTGTACCCGTAGTGCTACCCGTGCGCCTTGCGAAAACGAAAGGGCTAAAGGTATAGGTGTAGGGCTAAGGGTAGGGCTGGCTATGGGGTGGGGTACACCATCAGCACACACACTAGGGGGGTAGCGTGTGTGCCTACTAGTGTTGGTTACTAGATGTTTAGCCCTAAGCCTGTCATCTCTAGCCACGCTTGGTGTACTTGCGATGCTTGTGCTATATCAGCACACCTAATCTCTAGGATTTGACTATCTGAACTATCGCCATCAGGACTTGAGCACCATATATGGACATAGTTACCGCTTTGGACTACTGCTAAAGGTAATCCTTTTGTTTGCGTGTTCATTTTGTTTCCCTTTTGTTGTGGTTGTTGTTGTTACTTACTACTAAATACTGTAATGGATGTGTTTAACTTTGTCAAGTCTTTTTATAATCTTTTTTAGATTATTTTTAGGGCGATAGTTGCGAGCGAGCGTCAGGTAGCAACTTAACATAACTAAGGTTGTTTTGAGTTATGTAAAGTTTGCGTCAGTACGAACAAGCGTTCGCCCTGTGGATAACCTGTGGATAACTTGTACGAACAAGCGTTCGCTTTTGTGGATAACCTGTGGACAACCTGTACGAACAGGCGTTCGTTCTGTGGATAACTCTCGGGGCTCCGGAGAACTTTTCCACACCTCAGAAATCGCGGTGGGGGAGCGTACGACAATAAATTGAGTTTGCCGAATCTTAAATAGATTTATCCAAACCCTTGTTCCGACTTTGTGTTGATGGTGCTGGCATATCAAGCGCAGCAATCTTTTTATCTAAGTCAATGATTATCTTGTCATACTTTTCGATGGCTTGTTCTAGTTGTGTGATGGACATGGTATTTATGTTTTCTTTTTTTGCATTATCTTTAGGCGGTAATTTACTCATCGTTCTCCTCTATAAGTGCTGAAAGAATAAATGGCCCTAATAGGAAAGTTAAGCATATGATTAGGACCACAATTAACCCTTGCAATTTTGTTCATGACATAGGTAATCGCCTAGTTTACTATCAACAAATTATGTGGGTATTAGGTATTGTTAAAACTTAGTAGTTATTACAGAGCCCAACATCTCGTTTGGTGATGGTAGTTGTGTTCTCACCATCACTCTTCTGACCCATCTATCGGTGCCATCGTATTTTGCAGAGAAATGTCTTCGACCATGCACTGTTCTGTTGTTTTCAATTACTAGTAGGTCCCCTGTTTTTAATGTTATTCCCCTTGTGGAATTTTCTACTGCTTTTTGGAACGTAATAAGTGAATTGCAGGCGGCGTCATTTATCCCGGTCATTAATGCTTTGTCATAAAGCATCGTCCAGTAAACACTAGGAAAAGTACGAGCCTGGGTCTCTGCTAGATTTACCTGATGTTTGGTTAAAACAGATAGCAGGATTTCTTTATCTCCTTCTCCGTTCATGCGGAAACTTAAATCAAGCGAAGTTTTAAACATCGGTTGCTTGAGTATCTCAATTGTTTCTTTATCTAGTTGGCTAATAATATTGTCGATATTTGCATAGGTCGTAACAGCAGTAGGGTCGCCCCTTAAACAAAACAGCAATACGTAATCGGGCTTGTAGGGATGGAATGCTGCTTCAGTATGTAGGTCAAGATTCACCATGGAAGAAGTGCTGATTTGTTTATCTTCAGTGCCTCTTAGTGGGATGATATTTTGAATTAACTTACCTTGTTGCTCTTGAGCGTAACTAATAGGGAAGCCGTAGGTTTTAGCAATCTCCATAAGTTGGGTCGTAGATAAATCAAGGTGCGCGGATTCATAAATAACATTATCTGGAGTCTTGGGAACAGTTCCGACTCTTAACCCCTGATATAAACGGATAGTCATTCTTGTTTAAGTAATGATTCAATTTTTTCTAAACTTATATTTTCGTATTTGACTGGCATTAAATTACCTTCGGAGTTATTAAATAAACAAGGCTCAGATTGTTCTATAAATCTAACTAAATCGCGTGCCTGAATGTTTGCTGATGATTTTTGTTGTATATTCTTTAACAACTTTGCCATGTTTACAGTTGACATTAGGGAATGAACATCAATAGACATTAGAGTAAAACCTTCTTGGCCTCAAGGCCAGCGCGTTTGTATAGTTCAACAATGTAATCATCATGATTTTGTTCGTGTTTTTCCGATAATTCTTTCTCTACACATTCCCAACCGCAAGCCGCATAACCAATAGCATCCATCCAATGGTCTTTTTTGTCTGCAGTCCAAGTAAGGCGTGCGGTTTTAAGAAGCATCATTAGCGCGGCTACATCATGGGCTTCAAGCATTAAGCCACCTCGCCTGAATATGGTGCGCTCGATATATGTTTGCCAAAACTTTGCAGTTGTTGTGAAATCATCGTAGGGCTCGCCGTAATCTACGTTGCGTTCCCCGTCAATAACCGACGCGGTATCTAATAAAATTTTGCCCCTAACATTATTGATTTTCTCGGTGTTTTTTTTGGGGGTTTTGGTGTTTTGATTCTTTATCATGGCTTCCTATTCTGTTGGTGTTTTAGCATCATAGTCAGGATTTTTTAGTAAATCAATAACTTCGTTAGGCATTATTAAAAAACCTTTGGCTGGATTGTCTACGCCCCCAAAGTCTCTCTTCGTGTTCTCGTTATACAGGTATGGATGTAACCGCAAGAACCTCTTTAGTCGTGATACCGAGACCACGATAAAACCACCCTCTGGAGAGAATATGTAAACCCACCATTCGGCGGTTGTTATGTTTATACCGCTTTTGACCCAAATTTTGTTGTTATTGTCGTCAACCATGCCGCGCGGATTTTGGTCGGTTTCCACAACCATACGACCATTTCTGTATCTGTCGCTTTTAACCTCAACTGAGCCACCAGAAAGGGATTGCAGGAATCCGTCAACAAGCATTTCCCCAGCCTGCCCATAGGCTAGGTCGGACTTAAAGTCAAAAACCCTTCCGGGAATATCGTATTTTTGGTTCATTCATTTAATCTATCAAACCAATTTGTACTTTAAGGTTTTTTATCCTTTGGGCATTTTGTTTTATCCCACGTACAAGCGTCCCATGGGTCCCATCCAGAATCTTGATACATAAGGTACCCAACCCGGAGATTGGTTACTGGGTCAAGTAGTGGGTCCTGCGTACAAATTTTCATCACACGACAAGCAATCGCCCACTTATTTCGTTTCGGGTTGTAGTTGACTCCGTTGATTTGAAGGAGACCTGTATCCGAACGATGGTTCCATTCAGAAACACCCGTGATATAGCAATTCTTGTTAACCATATCCCCACCCTTACGGTTAGGGCACCCACCACTTTCTCGTAAAACTATCTGACCGAGTTTTTCGTGGGTTTCTTCTGGCCAGCCAGCCTCAAGGGCTAATTCTGGTAGCCAATCAATACTGCCATGGCTAAAAAGGATTTTCGGAACAGACTTGTGGTCATGCAAACTTGGAGTTACTAGATTCGTGATGGACGGCACCGCTTGTATGGGTGGTTTATCTATCGTGGTTGGAGCAGATGCCTGTGTTGGTACGGAAACCCCTAGGGCTAAAAAGAATATAGAAGTAACCCATCCCGTGATGATTCTCAAATCGGACTCCTGAAGTAGGTGAATAGGGCAACAGGATTGATAGTAATTCCTGCCTATGTGTTTCAGTATCTTAGTGTATCTATCTTATCAGAACCATATGGCTTTACGCAAATAAACATTTTAGGCCAATAACCATAAGGGTTTTATGATTTTTTATTAAAGTATTTAGCCAAACCGTCGCCATCAATCACTAGGTCATCAAGAGAGTCATCAATCTCAAGAAGTATACGAATAACCTTGGTTAAGGTTACTGCTTTGATATTTTTACTGATGGAATATTCAAGTAGGTCACCAACGTGTTTATCAATAAGACCTCTAGTGTTTATCATGTAATTATCATAGTAGGGTTTAATGTGTAAATAATTTATGTGGAGAAAGTTGCTTCAGGTAGATTTATCCGATATGCTTTGATTATGGCACATGGCATAGAAATCAAAAAAGACGGTTTAGCACGTATGGCTTATTCTGACCGAGAGGTGCCATGGCATCACCTTGGAACCGCTATGGCGGGTTTACAAACAGCAAGCACGATGTTGACAGCGGCTGATGCCGATTTCGATGTCGTGTTGACTCGTGTGGCAGCAATAGATAACGACGGCAAAATCATTCTCAACCCAGACGGAACCACGGTAGTTATTGAGGATTCTAGGGCGACAATCAGAGTTAACCCAAATGGCACTTTTGATGGTTTGTCCACTGTTGGGACCCGTTTCGTAATTCAACAAAACTCCGAGGCACTTTCTCGGGCTTTAGATATTGTTGGGGCGTCAGATGGCGATGCGGTTGTTGATACTTGTGGTGTTTTGGACCATGGACGAGAATTTTTTGCTTGCTTAGATTTAGGAGAATTAGTTATTGACCCATTGGGGGTAGGAGATAAAATCCAACGTTATCTTTTGGTAAGAAATGGTCATGATGGCAAAACACCAATTACTTTTGCAAACACTTCTGTTCGTGCCGTATGTAAAAACACCGTAATGGTGGGCATGAGTGTTGCCCAAAGTGTTTTCACCGCACGTCACACACGTAATGCTGACATAGCCATAGAAGAGGCCAGAACTATTCTTAAGATGTCGATTAGTTGGGCGGAAAACTTTAAAAAAGCCGCAGAAAAATTGTTGGCGATTGACATGACCCCTCTCAAAATTGCAAAAGTTATAAAACACGTATTTCCAGCAAACAACACAGAGACCGATAGGCAAAAAGAAAATCGAGAAGAAATTTGGTCAATGGTTAACGGTTTGTATGTCAACAAAAACAATGCTGGTGGTTACGGCAATAATGGCTGGTCAATGTTTAATGCTGTTGGCGAGTATCTCGACCATTACAGAAAAGCAGACAGCACGGATAGGGCCCATGCGTCAATGGATATGTATTCTTGGGTTACTAAAACCAAAGCGCAAACCGAAAGTTATATTCTGTCACTTGTTTGACAGGTAAAAGTGCGATAATGTTCTTAGGTCATCACAACTTAAGATTGGCAAAACATATGTCAAACGAAAACGAAGAATTTCCTAACGAAGAAAGTTCACCAGGACGAGAAGACTTTATGGCTTTCATGAGCGAGTTTTTGACATCTGCAAAAAACTCAGAAAAAAAGTACTGCGACAACTATTGCGACATTGTGGTCAATAAGGTTTTTAATGATTTTGGTTACGAAGGTCTTTGTAATTTAATGATGGCCATAGATAAACGGGCAAATTGGATTTCTGATATTTTGATTGAAAACTCCGACTTGGATGACATTTTGTTTAAAAAATATGGTTTATACGATGACGAGATTTGCTTAAAAGCAAGAAAAACACAAGCAATGATTGAGATGAATGGAAAAATTTGGAGCCTCAGAAGAAAGTACGCTCGGGCGATTGTTGCAGAACTTCATTCAGATATACAGAATGATGGCACGGTTAAACGAGGATGAGTAGCCTGGCTAGTGCACGAGCATCTGCATATCAGTATGAAATGTTTTGTAAAGATTGTGCACGGCGTAAATTAGGAACATGGCAAGAACGTAAGGCATATGCTCAAAAAGATAAAGTCTGGTCGCAAATTATTGAGTGGCGCCCATGGCCGGGTAAGCAACCTAGCGATGTGGACTATTCTGAACGGCCCTATTTTGGCCGTGGGAAAGACAAGTAAATAGAATCTAAAGAAAAATTTTAGGGTCTAGTTCTACGCCGTAAATTTTCTTAAACTCAGAACACATTGGTTTGATTGACTTTGGTGTTCCGTGGGTAATATAAACACGGGTTCCAAGATGTTTTGGGGGGTACATTTTGTATTTATTTTTTAAAACAAGCACCGTAAACCCAATTTTTTCTATTTCTTTAATAAATCTTTTTATCTGCTTAGAGCCATGCATTCTTGACATAGTGAATCCCTTGTTTTGTAAATAGTTATGCTAGAGGTTCAGTATGCGCTGGTTTTTACCCATTAACAACCCCTAACTAGCAACAAATTACATACCCCGTAAGGGTTTGCTGATTTATTTATTCAAGGACACAGTCTTCTGATTTAAAACTGTTGGCGTTAATGTAGCGTGCTGCGTCATCTTCCGATATACGGGAAGCATTAATTCGCAAAATGCGGGCAGCGGCTTCGCGAATCTGTTCAGGGGTTCGACGTTGTTTTATTACTGACAACTAAAACCAAGATTTAATTTTAGCGAAGAAACCTTTTCGCGCGACGCCTGGTTTGGTAACTTTTTCAGTTTGAACCGCAACTACGGTTTTAATAGGTTGTGAAAGTCCTGAAGTAGTTGCCGTAGCCACTTTCTTTGCAACAGCCTTTTTTGCAGGTGTTGATTTTTTGCTTGTCTTTGATGTCGTCTTTTTTGTTGTCATATAAATACCCTAACCCATACTGCAATGGCTTCATTGCAACTATTGCTAGTGTCTTTATATGGAAATATACGACAATAGTTTTGCAAAAATTGCCTTAACTCTTTCCGCTACCCAAATAGCCAAAGAGTCCGTAACTGAAGAGGATGGGATAGGTAGTGAATTGGCATTTAACTTCTTTTGTTGGAAATACGACATTCCTATGCTTTGCGTTCAAATGACCACGCAACTAATGGCTAAATCACAGACCCAAAGATTCAAGCATTGTTCTGACCTACTTTCAATCCTACGAACACATCTAGGTATCACGGGTATTACCTTCATAGCCGAGGGATATGTAGCGCAGGAACCCCAAGAAAAAGAACTGGTCGTAGCATTTCTTGACCCAAGCCTAAATATAAAAGAATGTTTAGCCGTCATACATTGTGACGAGACAGATAATCCATCACTCCCGGACCTTTGTATGTTTTCTTTACCTTATTCTTATGGGGTTGGTAGAAAAGTTAAATGGGGAAATTTAACAGCATTTTCAGAGAACGCAATTGATGTCATTAAAAACTATTCTTACCCCAAAATGATGGTTGATGTTATGTGTGGCGTCCCAATAGCACCTCAGGAGTACCTAGACGAACATGTGCGCACAGTAATTTTGAATAATGGATTTTATATCCAGGAGTTTTAGTGCTGGCCGACTAGTAGGTATATCATTGCTTATGGTTTTCTATAATCAACAAAACTCCTACGTTCTTGGGAATATTCCAGTAACCATGGCGGACAGACGACCCTGTCCTGTGTGTGGACACCCTACGGGCGACTGTTCTGGTGACTCCATAAAACCAACACACATTATCGGTTATAACCAAATTGACTCGTTAAACGAAAAACAAAATTTTTTGGTCGAAGAAGATATTTACGAAGATAAACAGTTATCGCAATTTATAACAACAAGAGTTTTATTGCACCCAAAAGGAAAACAAATTCCTTTGGAAGAAGCAAAAAAATTAGGATTAATTTAGACTCTTTCAGTAAATTACTGTAGTGTAAACTCTTCAGTACATAACATACTTAGATGCGGGGAAGCCATGCTAGAACAATCATTTGTAGATTCCTATTCTCAAAAATCGGCCCCATGGGGTTTTAACGGGCTCGGAGAAATTGTATTCATGCGTACATACAGCCGCAAAAAAGAAGATGGGCTGAATGAAACATGGTCCGAAACATTGCAACGAGTGATTAATGGTGCCTTAGAAATCGGGGTTCCATATACGGACGAAGAAGCAAAAACTCTTTTTGACCATATGTTTAATTTGCGATGTTCTTTTTCCGGACGTTCTCTCTGGCAGTTGGGTACACCTTTGGTTAAAAAATTAAATGGCACATCTTTAAATAATTGCTATTTTACAAATATTGAAAAAATTGAAGATTTTGAAATGATTTTTGAGTACCTGATGCTTGGCGGTGGGGTTGGTTTTTCGGTTGAACGCTCCAAGATTCACGAACTTCCTAAAGTTATCTCTGATGTCAGTATCACCCAAGAAAGAACAAATGATGCCGACCTGATTGTCCCAGATTCACGTCATGGTTGGAAACGACTTTTACACGCAGTCTTGAAATCATATTTTTATACTGGTAAATCATTTTCTTATTCCACAATTCTCATCAGAGAGTACGGCGCACCACTGAACACTTTCGGGGGTACTGCATCAGGGCCCGGTGCACTCATCGATGGGATTAAAGATATTTGTGGCGTAATGGAAAACCGAGTAGGAAAGAAATTACGCTCTATCGATGTTCTAGATATTTGCAATATTATTGGTCGGATTGTGGTTTCTGGTTCATCTCGTCGCTCAGCGCAAATTGCAATGGGCGACCCCGATGATGTACTTTTTCTCCGAGCAAAAAATTGGTCATCGGGGACAGTTCCTGCGTGGCGCGCTAATTCAAACAACAGTATTTATGCTGATTCGTTTGACGAGATACAACCAGAACTATGGAGGGGCTATGACGGCACAGGAGAGCCGTACGGCTTACTTAACCGTAAGTTGGCTCGGAAGTATGGCAGACTAAATGAATTGAAACTAGACCCTTCTATTGAGGGCTTCAACCCATGTGCAGAAATCGGCCTTGGGGACGGCGAGTCCTGTAACCTTGCAACAATTTTTCTCCCAAATATTGACTCAATTGAGCAACTAAAAGAAATTTCAATTTTGCTTTATAAAACACAAAAACAAATTACTCAACTTTCCTATTCTTATGAAAAAACGACCAAAATCGTTCATCAAAATGCTCGCTTGGGTCAATCGGTTACCGGCATTCTTCAAGTTAGTGAAGAAAAAATTGACTGGTTGTCTGAGTGTTATTCTTTTTTAGAAAAGTTTGATAAAGAATATTCAATAAAAAATAATTTGCCGGTTTCGGTCCGTCTTACTACGGTTCAGCCGTCAGGGACTCTTTCACTATTGCCCGGGGTGACACCAGGCATTCACCCTGCTTTTGCTCAACACTACGTGCGCCGAGTTCGCTTTGGTTCGTCTGACCCACTTGTTGATGTTTGCCGAAAGCGGGGACATAAGGTTCAATGGGACGTTGGTCTTGACGGTAGAGAAGACCACACTCGATTTGTTGTTGATTTTCCATGCATGTCCCCAGAAAACTCGGTCTTAGCAAAAAATATGTCGGCCGTTGACCAGTTGGAATGGGTAAAAAAGATGCAAACAATTTGGGCAGACAATGCGGTTTCGGTAACTGTTTACTACCGAAAAGAAGAACTTGAAACAATTAAAAATTGGCTAGATAGAAACTATACAAAAAACATCAAGTCGGTTTCTTTTCTTCTTCACGCCGACCATAATTTCATTTTACCTCCTTATGAAGAAATAACGGAAGATGAATACAAAAAAATGTCTTCCAAAATTGATTCATCAATCCCTTTGGTCCAAAAATCTTTTGATGGAGACATAGAGATTGACGACTGTGCGACAGGAGCATGCCCTATCCGCTAGTGTGGGTTAATGGCCCTTGTGGCTCAATGGATAGAGCAACAGACTTCTAATCTGTAGGTTGCAGGTTCGAGCCCTGCCGAGGGCGCAATTTATTAACTGTGTATATACTGGTCTTATGGACATACACAAGTTATACCCAATCGTAATTCGTCAATCGCGCTATAGCGGTACTTACGAGGGCGGTAAGTGGCACGCGATTAGAAACTGGGACGACGAGAATATCAACAACAACTATATGGACTACATATTTGGTGATGATGATAGTGCTATTGAGTTCTGGATGGATTCCGATGAGTCAAAACTTATTGGTATCGGGAACACTCCCAATGAGGCATACGAGAACCTACTGGAGAAAAACATGGACTTAACCAATGAATGATTTACAGGCTGCTGTGGAAATGTTGAAAGAAAAGATAGTTCCTGAATACTGGAAATCAATAGATGTTGACGAGGGTTGGTACCAACTAGTTATAGATTGCGATAGAGAATTAACACAAATTGACCCTAATTACCAGATTGCTCAAATAAAACAAAAATTTGGTGGGTTGAGATATTACTTTCAGCCATCCCTGCCCAACACGCATAAGGCGATGAACGAAGTAGTAACGAAATATGAAACTATTGCTGCAGTTACGTGTGAATCTACTGGCAAGACTGGTGCGTTAATGAGGTCTAAAAGTGGGTGGTACCGAACTTTGAACATAGAATATGCATCAAACACGGCGCATCTCGTTGGATATTCTGTTGTTCAAAAAAATCCAACCTAGTACTTCTAGGGTTCAATAAAAATACATTCCCCAGGGCACTCTTTTGCAGGTAGTTCACTCGGACTTAGAAACAAAAGTGGCTCGTGATTAGAAATCTGCACAGATTTTAACTCATGGTTCAATAATCCGTCAATTTCTAATCAGGGACAAATTGTCTGCTTATTAGGACATGGTTGCCGTGTCTGCTTATTCGCGCATATTCGCCACATTTAAACGTAAGTGACAATATGGCAAATTATATTATCAGTTAGAGCCTTAACTGACAATATACTAATTGTCTCCACTCTGATACAATTAATTAAACCACCCCAAATGCTTCGGCTTCTGGGTTCAGACCCGTCTAAGTGGCGGTCTTTGTATTAATGGACTTTGTAATAGGGAAATAATGTTTCATATGTGAAACGGCGACTAAATCCCCACCGTGTTAGCGACCACGCCCCTGCCGAGACATACGGGGCATGACCCGAGAGTTTTGTCTTCGTTTTCAATGATGCCATACCAGCAGCCCTCGTTGGTGCATTTGGGCACCTTTGACAGCACTGGTTCTTTAATCATTGTTTGTCTCCTTGTTATAATTTTGACTTACACATCTATTGTACCGTTCGCCTGTTCCGTACACTACCGTTCGTCACTCGGCTTTAGAAACAAAAGTGGCTCGGCTTTAGAAATAGATATCGGTTTTTCTATTAAATCGCCCAAATAACTGGCGGTAAATGCTTTACCTCGCAAAGCATAATATGACGCTACCCAAATGTTGTCGCCCCACGTTCTGTTTAGGCGGTAGAACATTCGCAAATATCGTATGTTAGTCATGTACACAACATAGCGTTTAGCGTTAGTTTAAGTGCGTAATTGACATTTATTTAAACTTCGATAAAAATACATTCACCTGGACACTCTTCGGCAGATTCAACAACGTCACCAAGGCGGTCTTCTGCGAAAAAGGCTAAACCGCTTGCGCCTTCCTCGTTCCCTCGCAGTTTGGAAAACACTTTCCCATTCTCTTGGACGTACGCCAACCCATCCTCCAGCATGATGAATACATCTGGGGCTATTTCCGCGCACAGGCCATCTCCAGTACATAAGTCTTGGTCAATCCATACTTTCATATTTTGTTTATTTTGGTTTTACTTTTTCTGAAGGGATAGCCGCAAAGCGACAATAGCCTCCTGGCTCGATTTCTGTCTTTACTATCATGCATACTTTTTCGGACTCATAATGAGCGCAGTTTTCACAACGAATACCTTTTGAGTAG